CTTATATTTCTTACTGACCATCATGCCATCCCTTATCATACGCATCATCCATATCTTTCTCAGAGTATCGGATCTTATATTTCTTAGCCCATTTTCTAACGACATCTTCTCTTAGTACTGACCTGTGAGGCGTGTACAATCCTCCAAAATCTGGCTCTAAAAACCTTTTCTTTACTTGTGGAATCCAAGAAAAACGAAGCTGATGGTAATGTTCTAACATCGTTATAGTCTCCAAGTCTCCTTCTTCCCTTGCTTTCCTTATTCTTGCGTTTACTTCCTTTGTGGTTGGGTACATAGTTCAGTTTTTAATACATATCATCGTCAAAAAACATGGCGAAGAATGCTATGATAAAAATCAATTGTATCAATTCAATCATTAGTTCTGCAATTTAAGGTTCTCGGACTGAACCATACCCTTCTCGTCAATGAGATGTCCATACTTCTTGTATATAGCTTCATATGTTACGTCATATACTTGACATAACTTATGTACGTGTACTTCGTTTGTGTATACTCTTAATTTTGAATTAGATGCCATAATTTTCAGTTTTTAGGGTTTTTAATATTAGTTAAGTTTATGTACAAGTCAGAATCTATTGGCGACCAACTACCATCTAGCTTCTTGCACTCCATCCCAACAGAACCAACCAAGCTAAATGTCTCTCCTATATCAGAAAAGCCGCCTTGCACAATGTTGCCCCATGGGGAAACTACTCCACCTTCTCCACATTCAGAATTAATCGTGTTGATATTGTACTCGTGTATTCCTAATTCCATAGATTCGTCTAAATCATCTGCAATTAACACGAAGCTAACTTTATTGCCATCTGGCATTATTCCTTCGACATTCACTTTGAATCGGTAACCACCATAACAAAACACTTTTTCCTCTGCGTATACAATTGGATCATAAATGGTGTCTCCAGCGACATAAATAAAGTTGTCTTCTAGGTGATCATTATTTACACATGACGACATATTGATAACAAACCATGAGGCTAGGAATATTGTAATAAATAATTTTCTCATTTCTTTAGTTTTTTAAGTAAATAATCATCTACACTTATTTTATTATGACCAAGGATCAATTGGAAATCCTTGATGCTGTAATTCTTCTCTTTGCTCGTCTGTCATTTCAACGCCATTGTATTCAGCATATGAGATGTAAGAATCCTCAACCTCTCCATCATTCGATATTTCGACATTCTGAACCAAAGACCAATCGTACTTGTTATTCTCACTTACATACTTGTCAATCCATGACTTCTCCGCATCGTTTACTTCATATACAGAAACTTCTACCTTCTCAGAACCTGCACCAATAGTATGACCCTTTAGAGTCTTTCTAGACCACTCCTTGCAGAAGTTCTCCGCTTGTTTTATAGTTTGAAAAATTAATTTGGCAGTTGAATGTGTTTCCTTTTTTACTTTCATCGCATCCCATCCGTTATTTACAGCAACGTCACTCCAGAACGCATTCTTCTCTTCAGTTTCTGACCAATTAAATGCGCCAGACAAAACATCGCCTAAATTATCACGTAAACTTGGTGCATCTAATGTACCTTCTGCTCTTGAGTAATATATTGCTCTTCCACTTAACTCTTGTGGCAATTCTAGTAACCAATCTTTAACCGTTTTCATAACTCTTAGTTGTTTAGTGAGTTGTAAATATAGTATAAGTTTTCACTTTATCCTAACTTTTAAACAAAAAAGATGCAAAAAACATTAATTTCTTCTTCTAAGACCTACTTTTCTTTTAACTAATCTTCTGAATCCGTATCGTGAGGCATCAAGCAAGTGATTCCATGTGTCAATTGGAATATCACTTTTCTTATCGTTCCACTCGTAGTTATTTAATTCAGATTTTAGATTATTGGAGTTGGGGTCTACAATTATCAAGTATTGCTTCATCTCTCTTATGTCCTCTACAATGATGTTTTTGACCGCTTTCTGTATGTTATACCCACTCTTTTGTATTCTTTTTATAGTCCTCCCTTCATTCGTGTCACATACAATCAATGAAACCTTACTTATACCTACCTTGTGAAGTTGGTTCTCTACCTCGTCCAACTCAGTTTCGTAGATATATTCTTTAAGATAAATCTTCCTCTGCCTTCTATCTACAGCAACTCGGACTACTGCTAAAGGGTCTGCATAGCCAAAATCTAGTCCATACACAGATGGTATTCGTTCATTAAATTTTCCTTCTATCCAATTGTCAAATATCACCCCTTCAGCCCTTTCCCTCCATCCACCTATATAATTCTTGTAGTAGTGGCTATCGTGCCGTATGATATTCAGTTCATTGATTAGTTCAATTTCACTCCTTACCCATTCATCTTTGGACTTAGCTAACCTCTCGTTTAGTTCCTCTAAGTAGCTGTTCGCTTTACTTAACCAATCTTTAGGTAAGTAACCCAGTTCCTCTGCAATATGATAAGTAGTGTGTATGTGTTCAACGGATGGGTCATTTGACATTGTGACATTAAACCCATGCACAACCTTTTGTTTGCTCTTAGGTCTTATCCATTTCTGATATATGAAGTGTTCTTTGGTAGTAGGATTCATTATCCATATAACTCTGTTCTGTTTTTCTGAAGAACGAACCGAATCATCAATAATGTTAAATTTAGCTTCATCCTTGAAATCCTCACCTTCCTCTACTACCCATGTTGTTATACCATGTATAGACTTTAGGTTTGCAGTCTGATCACCACTAGATGTATTAATACCCCTAAATAGGATAAATGATCCATTGGTCTTATTGGTCGCTCGGTCTGCTGTTATGTGGAAGTCTCCCTCTACCCCTAACCTTTGTACACAAGCCCTAAATTCTGGTATAATAGAATCATTCGCTGAACGGAGTATGTACCTGGTAAACAAGATACCATGCCCAGCCTCATATGATAGTCGGACGACAAAATCATGCGTTGTGGACGACTTCAAACTACCCCTACCACCAGTAAGTAATATATACCTACGTTTTGTAGTATACATAGGCTTAAATGATATATGGATAGGTATTGTCTTTACATCATTCTCTTCTGTAAGCAGTGGATCATATCCCATTATTCCTCTTCTTCTGTTTCACCGCCAATCCAAGAGATTAATGGTATGTTCTGTTTGCCTTTTGTGAGTTCTCCTGCATCCTTTCTCCAATGTTCGTCATCATTCTCTAGCCTGCGAGTAATAAGCCCCTCAGATGGCTTAATATACTGTTGAGCGATTTTCACTTCCTGGGCTACCCACTCTTCCTCTCCCTTCATGTTTAGGACTTTCACCATCTTCTTAGACTCCAAGTCAACAAAGTAACCTTCCATTAGTCTCTGGGCAGAGCTTCTTGCTGTATTGCGCTCAGTTTGCATCCTCAACTCTTTCTTCTGCGACTGAGCATCCTCAATCATCCTTGCAATCTCTTTATTGTCTCGCTTCCAATGATGCAATGTTGATCTTTGAAAATTCATTTTAGATGCGGCACTATCCATACTTTCTCCATCAGATAAGTATATAGCCACAAATGCCTCTACAACCTCTTTCTTGTGATCATTAGACAGGGTTATACCTTTGCATGGCATTGGAATCCTAACACCCTCAGTTGTAGGCAATCCATCATTACTTATAGATGGTACTTGTACGGTATACCTTCTTACCGTTTTTCTCTTATATTTCTTAGCCATACACTTAAAGCTTTTTTAATTCATACTGTACGTTACACCACCATCGTAATATATCTTGTACAATGAAGATAATTGATCGTAATCTTCGTTAACTATTAGCACTGTATCATCTCTTAATACTAATTTACAGTACTCCAACTCATCAGATAGTGGCATATTTAAAGATGGCATATACTCTTGCACACTTAACACATCAGACATATGCATAACCAATCTGTTGGAATACACATTGTTTAAATCATCCCAACTCATATTAACAACTTCAATTACCATATTAATTATTTGTCTGAACGAAATAAATTTATAATCCTCAACATAAGCTTACCTAACTTTATCCACTTAGATAAACTAAACCACCTCAATGGGCTATACTTCCCTCCAGGGAACACAATGACAACACCTTCCATTACTATATTAAGTACCAACACGAATAAAGTATCCTTCTCTAAAGGTGACATTTCATCTACTTTCCTATATTTCATATTTCTATTATTGTTATAGTTGTTTTATTTACGTTCATATCCTCCATTACCTTCTGCATCCTAACTTTAGTAGCCATCGAGTTCCTTACGTCTGGTTCATTATCATCATCTATCTTGATATGCATATCTCCAACAAGTATACATCCTTCTATCTGTCTAAAGAAATTACCTTGATGTATCTTAACCTCAGACCTATTGGGGG